TTATGTAACTTGGGTTCCTGATAAACACTTACAAAATAGATATATAGAACGAAATGGTATTAAATACCCTGGTAATGATCATATAGGCGCTTTTGGTTGTGATCCATATGATATATCAGGTACAGTAGACAAGCGAGGTTCTAATGGAGCTTTACATGGACTTACAAAGTTTAGTATGGAAAACGCACCAGCTGATCACTTTTTTTTAGAATATATAGCAAGACCTCAAACTGCTGAAATATTTTTTGAAGATGTATTAATGGCTTGTGTATTTTATGGTATGCCAATACTTGCGGAAAATAATAAACCAAGACTTTTATATCACTTTAAACGTAGAGGTTATAGAGGTTTTGCAATGAATAGACCTGATAAGCTTAGAAATAAATTATCAGTTACTGAAAGAGAAATAGGTGGTATACCTAATTCTAGTGAAGATATAAAACAAGCTCATGCTGCTGCTATTGAATCTTACATTGAAACAACTGTAGGATTTAATGGTGATACTTATGGTGACGTTTATTTTCAACGTACACTAGAGGATTGGGCTGCTTTTGATATTAATAATAGAACAACACACGATGCTTCTATTAGTTCTGGTCTTGCTTTAATGGCGTGTAATAAAAATAGATATGCTCCAGTAAGTAGAAGAAAGCGAGATCCAATTGATCTTGGAATTAAAAAATATGATAATCGAGGTTCGTTATCAAAAATAATTAAGTAAATGAATATATATACAAATGCCTATAGCGCTTTTCCTAGCCAAGTTGTGCCGGATGCAGAAAAATCTTCTTTAGAATATGGAAGACAAGTAGCACAAGCTATTGAAGGCGAGTGGTGGAGACAAGGTGGTAATGGCACTAGATTTGCTACATCATTTAATAGGTTTCATAGTTTAAGATTATATGCAAGAGGTGAGCAACCAGTTCAAAAATATAAAGATGAGTTAGCTATAAACGGCGATATGTCTTATTTAAATTTAGACTGGAAACCAGTTCCTGTAATATCTAAATTTGTAGATATAGTAGTAAATGGATTATCTAATAAATCTTTTGAAATAAAAGCGTTTGCACAAGATCCAGTATCTTTAAAAAAGCGAACTGATTATGCTAATGCTATCATGCACGATATGTTAGCTCAACCTTATTTACAAAACTTAGAAGCTAATTTAGGTGTAAATAATTATAAAAGCACAACACCAACAGCTTTACCAGAAAATCAAGAAGAGCTAGATCTTCACATGCAGTTAAGCTATAAACAGTCTATAGAAATAGCTGAAGAAGAAGTTATAGATAATACTCTAGCTAAAAATAGATTTGAAAATATAAAGAAAAGATTTAATTATGATTTAGTTACATTAGGTATTGGTGCTGTTAAAACAGACTGGAATTTAGCTAACGGTGTAACAGTTGATTATGTGGATCCTGCTAGATTAATATATTCTTATACAGAAGATCCAAATTTTGAAGACATATATTATGTAGGTGAAGTTAAGCAATTGACCATAGGTGAAATTGCTAAAAAGTTTCCACATCTAACTGATGATCAATTAGACAAAATACAAAAGACAAAAGGAATTAGAAACCAATTATATGGTTGGCAGACATACGATGAAAACACTATACAAGTTTTATTTTTTGAATATAAAACTTATAATACTCAAGTGTTTAAAATTAAACAAGGTCAAAATGGTTTAGAAAAAGCTATTGAAAAACCAGATACATTTAATCCTGAACCTAGTGATAATTTTGAAAGAGTCGGTAGAAAAATAGAAGTATTATATGAAGGTGTAAAAGTAATAGGTAACAACGAGCTTATTGAGTGGAGACTAGCTGAAAATATGACTAGACCTTTTGCTGATACTACAAAAGTAGAAATGAGTTATGCTATATGTGCACCTCGTATGTATAAAGGTAGGATAGATTCTATAGTAAACAGAATAACTGGGTTTGCTGATATGATACAGTTGACACATTTAAAATTACAACAAGTCATGTCACGTATGGTGCCAGATGGTGTTTACTTAGATATGGACGGTCTTGCTGAAGTTGATTTAGGTAATGGTACTAATTATAATCCAGCAGAAGCATTAAACATGTATTTCCAAACTGGTAGTATTGTAGGTAGATCACTAACTCAAGAAGGTGATATGAATCCAGGTAAAGTTCCTATTCAAGAATTACAAACATCTAGTGGTCAAGGTAAAATACAAAGTTTAATTAGTACTTATCAATATTATTTACAGTTAATAAGAGATGTGACCGGTTTAAATGAAGCTAGAGATGGTAGTATGCCAGATAAAGACTCGTTAGTTGGTTTACAAAAAATGGCTGCTAATGCTTCTAATACAGCTACAAAACATATATTACAAGCTAGTTTATGGTTAACACTTAGAACATGTGAAAATATATCTTTAAAAATAGCTGATTCATTAAGTTATCCTTTAACTTTAAATTCTCTTAAAAGTTCTATATCTACTTATAATGTAGGTACTTTACAAGAAATAGGTAACTTAAATTTACATGATTTTGGTTTATATTTACAGTTAGAACCAGAAGAAGAAGAAAAAGCACAGCTTGAACAAAATATTCAAATGGCTCTTCAACAAGGTGGTATAGATTTAGAAGACGCTATAGATATAAGACAGATTCATAATTTAAAACTTGCTAATGATTTATTAAAGCAGAAACGTAAAAAACGTCAAGCTATGGAGCAACAGCAAGCTCAAATGAATATTCAAGCGCAAGCAGACGCTAACGCGCAAACTGCTGAAAGAGCTGCTATGGCTGAAGTACAAAAACAAGAGGCTTTATCTGCTCAAAATTTAAATTACGAAAAAGCTAAAAGTCAATTCGATATACAACGTATGCAAGTTGCTTCTCAAATTAAACAACAAGAAATGCAAGTTCAATTTGAATATGATAAGCAATTAAAAGAGATGGAAGTTGATCAAATGATACAACGAGAAAAATATATTGAAGATCGTAAAGATAATAGAACGAGGTTAGAAGGTACTCAACAGAGTAAAATGATAGATCAAAGAAAATTTGATTTATTACCTACTAATTTCCAACAAAAACAATAACCAATTTTATAATATTTTATTATGTCAGAAAAAGAAACAAAGAAGCCTGAGGTGACTAAAGAAGTCAAATCAGAAGGTGGAGATATGAAAATTAAATCAAAGCCAAAAGTAAAAAAGTTTAGCGAAAAGAAAAACGAACCTGTAAAGGTTGATTTAAGTAAAGATCCTAATGTTAAACTTGAAGAAGATATTAAAGTAGATTTAACTAAAAAACCAGAAGACGATGCCATTCAAATCGGAGAAACAAAGGAGGTAACAGTGGGCGACAAACCCGAAACTGGCAAAGAAGTGGACGGAGAAGTACGGGTCAGCAATACAGATGAAGTACAAAAGTCCAACTCGCCTCTTGTCGAAGTTACCGAAGAATCCAAACCTGAAGTAAAAAAACTAGAGCAACAAGTAAAAGAAGCTAAAAGAGATGAACAAGTATTAGGTAGACAATTACCTGAAAACATTGAAAAGTTAGTTACTTTTATGGAAGACACTGGTGGTACAGTTGAAGACTATGTAAGATTAAATGCTGATTATTCAAAAGTAAACGATGATGTTTTATTAAGAGAATATTATAAGCAAACAAAACCTCATTTAAATGACGAGGAAGTTTCTTTCATTATGGAAGAATCTTTTAGTTATGATGATGATGTTGATGACCAGCGAGACATCAAGAAAAAACAACTCGCTAAAAAAGAAGCTATAGCGGAAGCTAAAGATTTTTTAGAAGACTTGAAAGAACAATACTATGATGAAATTAAACTACGTCCTGGTATTAATCAAGAACAACAAAAAGCTTTAGATTTTTTTAATCGTTATAGCAAAGAACAAGAAATAGCTACGCAAAGGCATGAAACTTTTGTAAATGATACTAAACAACTATTTACTGATGAATTCAAAGGTTTTGATTTCGAAGTTGGTGAAAAGAAGTTTAGATACGGTATAAAAGATCCACGCTCAATTGCAGAAAATCAATCAAACATTAACAACTTCGTCGAGAGGTTCTTAGACAATGAAGGCAATGTTAAAGATACGAAAGGTTATCACAAAGCTATGTACGCTGCTCAAAATATAGACAAGATCGTAAATCATTTTTATGAGCAAGGCAAAACTGATGGAATTAAAACTGTAATGGAAAATTCAAAAAATCCTACAACAGCTACTCGAGAGACAGCTGGCGGTGATATTTTTATTGGTGGTCTTAAGGTTAAAGCTATTGACGGAGTAGATAGTTCAAAACTTAGAATAAAACGAAGTAAATTTAACAATTAAAACTATTTAAAATGGGTGTATTAAGTCCTCAGTTCGGAAGTCTTATACCATCGCCTAAAAAACAAACTTTAGTAGACAACTACTTAAACTTTGCTGACGGTGGAGGTAATGATTTCGCGCAACAATATCTACCTGAAATTTATGAAGCCGAGGTAGAGCGTTATGGAAACAGAACGATTGGAGGCTTCTTAAGAATGGTTGGTGCTGAAATGCCAATGATGTCTGACCAAGTTGTATGGTCTGAGCAAAACAGATTACATATCTCTTATGATAATGTATCTTGTTCTGGTTCAGGTGCAAACAACGGTAGTAGATTAACTATCGTAGGTGCAGACAACGCGGTATTTAAAAACCAAACAATCGTAGTTATGGATCCAAATGATCCTTCATTTACTGTAAAATGTATCGTTTCTGATTCAGGTGCAAACACTGGTTCAGCATTAGGTGCTTTAGTTATCGACGCTGTTCCTTATACTAGAGCTAAGATTAATGCTAACATAGCTGGTGGTATGACTGGATTAAAAATGTTTGTTTATGGTTCTGAATTTGGAAAAGGATCTACATTAGACAACTCTACAGGTCAATCTGTTGAGCCACAATTATCTGTATTTAGCAACAAACCAATTATTATTAGAGATAGATACGCAGTATCTGGATCTGATACAGCACAAATTGGCTGGGTTGAAGTAGCTGCTGAAGACGGAACTTCTGGATATTTATGGTATCTAAAAGCTGAAGGTGAAACTAGATTAAGATTTGAAGATTATTTAGAAATGGCAATGATTGAAGGTGAATTAGCTAACGGTGCACAAGCAACTGCTATACGTACAGCGATTACTAGTTTCCCTGGAACTGCTGGTGCTGGACAAATCGGTACTGAAGGTTTATTTGCTGCTATCAACAATGGTGGTAACGTACTTTCTGGATTTGCTGGTTCATTACAGGATTTTGATTCTGTATTACAATTACTAGATAGTCAAGGAGCTATTGAAGAAAATATGCTATTCTTAGACAGAAAAACTGAATTATTATTTGATAATATGTTAGCACAGCAAAATTCTTACGGAGCTGGTGGTACATCTTACGGTGTATTCGAAAACTCTGAAGACATGGCGCTTAACTTAGGTTTCTCTGGATTTAGAAGAGGTTCATATGACTTCTATAAAACTTCTTGGAAATACTTAAACGACGCTTCATTAAGAGGTGGATCTGCTAACTTTGTTAACGGTGATAACATCGATGGTGTATTAGTACCTGCTGGAACTTCTACAGTATACGATCAATTACTTGGAACAAACATTAGAAGACCTTTCTTACATGTAAGATATAGAGCTTCTCAAGCTGATGATAGAAGAATGAAATCTTGGCTAACAGGTTCTGTTGGTGGAGCATTTAGTTCTACATTAGACGCGATGGAAGTAAACTTCTTATCTGAAAGATGTCTATGTGTTCAAGCTAGAAATAACTTTGTATTATTTACAGCTTAATTTTTATATAGGTAAGGGCGCTTCGGCGCCCAATACCTTTTAACTTATTTAATTATATTATATCATGACAAAAAAAGTAAAAGTAAACTCAGCTGAAGAAGGTTGGGAAATAAAAGATAGAACATATGTTTTAAGAGGTGACAAAAACCCTTTAACATATACAATAAAATCAAGACATACAGAAAAATATCCTCTGTTATATTTTGATAAAGATAAAAACTCACAAAGAGCATTAAGATATGCTACAAATCAATCTTCTTGTTTTACAGATGAACAAAAAGGTGAAGTAACTTTAAACCACATTATGTTTACAGATGGTTCATTAACAGTTCCTAAAGAAGAACAAGCTTTACAAAAACTTCTTTCATTATATCACCCTGATAGAGATAAAAGATATAGAGAGCTTAAACCTGTACAGCAAGCAGAATATGAAGTTGATGAAATAGAATATCAAATTGAAGCATTAAATATTGCTAAAACGCTAGAGATAGATCAAGCAGAGGCAATATTAAGAACTGAAATTGGTTCTGAAGTAAATAAAATGGCTTCAAAAGAAATAAAAAGAGACTTGTTAAAATTCGCTAGAGATAACTCAAGATTATTTATTGAATTAGCTAACGATGAAAACGTACAGTTAAGAAACTTTGGTATCAAAGCTGTAGAACAAGGTTTAATAGAATTAGCTAACGATCAAAGAAGTTTTACTGTTGGTAAAAACAGAAGAAAACTATTTAGTGTTCCTTTTGATGAAAACCCATATGCAGCATTAGCAGCTTGGTTTAAAACTGATGAAGGAGTAGAGGTTTATAAGAGCGTAGCTAAACAGCTTATTTAACAATAAAAATAGATTATAATGGCAATAAATGTTGATACTGTATACAAAACAGTTTTATTAATACTTAACCAACAACAAAGAGGATATATGACACCTGATGAGTTCAACAGAGTTGGTACTCAGGTGCAGTTAAATATATTTCAAGGTTATTTTGATGCACTTAATCAACAATACAGATTGCCTCAAAACGATACTGAATATGCTAATCGTGTTGAAAACATAGAACAGCAATTACAGTATTTTCAAAGAACTGGAACCGTTGCTTATGTTGCAGGACCACCTGCGCATTACACTTTAACAGCTGACGGTACAGATGTAATATACAGATTAGGCTCTGTTTTTTATAAAGAAGCAGAGCTTACTCAGTATGCTCAAAGAAACGAAATAACTCAGTTATTATTATCTCCACTAACTCAACCCACAAGTAATTTTCCAATATATTTATATGAGAAAGATAAGATATTTGTATATCCTAAAACTCTTGTCAGCGCAGCTGAAGCAACTAATGTAACTATATCATATATTGCTAAACCTGTAGACGTAGAGTGGAATTATACTATTGGTAA